CAGCAACAGCATAAGAGGTTGAACGAGCTAACGCTGTGTTCCAAAAGGTAATGTTTGAAACTTCACTACCAGATTGGTTAATAACGTTTGCAGAAGGAGGAGAAATAAATGCAATTGAATCTCCGCGTCTACCCGTAAGACTACCGGCAGGAGTAACAATATTATCGATAACATATTGTTGTACTGTTATGTCCGCATCACCAGTAATCACTAAAGAAACATCAACATCAGAAGCACTAGCAAATAAACCAAAAGCCGAAGTCAAAGAACCATCGGATGGCTTGGTGTATGTACCGCCAGACAAGGTTGAAGTAATTGCAGAAGTCAATGTTGCGTATGTTGTTCCAGATAAAGGTAGACCCCATGTTGAATTGGTGGTACTATAATTTACTGGATCAATAGCATAAACATACTTAGAGTTATTAAACAATACATTTTTATAGTAGTTTGAATTGCCTAAAGAATCTTTTGCATCTAAGGCTTTAGAAACGTATGCAAAAACTTCTAGTACTTGGCCTTTATTGCCAGTAAATACGCCATTGGTATCAATAACAACAATGTGCATTTCATCGTTCCATGTACCAGCGCCATTTACAGCAATTGCTTGTGCTGATGTTCCTGGAGCTCCGTTAACATAATTTGCATATGTCCAAGTATTAAATGGAGATAAACCAGCATCAACAACAGAAACCGACAATGAGTTACCTAAAGCACCAGGATAACGAGCTATGAAAGCGCCGTATGCGTTACCGTTATTTTGGTTTAAATATGTAGCCTGAAATACAGATTTGTTAGGCATATTAATGTTTGTGCCAACACCAGAATCTGCGTTTAAGCAGGTTGGATCAGTAGCACGAACTACTTGTAGATTATTACCATAAGCTAAAAAAGAAGCTGCGGTAAAGAAAGAATTGGAAGTGTTGCTATCTGGTTGACCAAAATAGTTGACTAAATCTATTTCGCTAGTAACCTGAATCCTTGTATTTGCTGGACCCCATTGAAAGGCTCCTGCAAAAGCACCGGCTGTAGTTAGTACTGAAGGAACGACTGTGGTTAAGTCAACTTCAGAAACATTTACGCCTGGAGAGATTTGAAATGCCATTTGTTATCTCCTTGAATATTGTGATTTATTGGCAATAATTATACCATTATGATATTTATGTAACGTCATATTTAGAGATTTATCGTTGAATTTCTCTAAAATAAGCAGAGTAAGTTTCACGGCCATCTGCTTTTTCCCATACATCACCATCCCAAACATCAAAAGGATGTTCTAATCCATCTTCAATGACTGGTGCCGGTGGTGTAATTTCATCAAACTGATTCATACTTTCGAGCTGCAACTGCTTACGAATGTCGTGGTTAACAATCTCTTTGAAGTACTTTTGAGTTGTTATCCATCCGAACATGACTAAACCCATGACCATATCATCGTTTGCATCAGATTCAGCAGCAAATGAATTTTTATTAGCCACAAAAGTGGTTAATTCGGATATAGTATCAAAATCATTAATTAATAACTTGTCGCCTTCAATCAAAGTTTTCAGGTTAGAGCAACCAATTCTTTTAACCTGAGGCGACATTTTAAGACCCAACTGAACACCTCTAGCAAAGCCGGCACTCAATTGTTGTGGTTTTTTATTACCTGTAAATACTTTCCACAAGTTTTCATATTCCAAATCTTGATGAAGAATATCTGCTACCTGTGGTGTATTATTTATCTCCACTAAAACATAGGCATCATTGTATAGTTTTGCCGCATTATAAATCTCAGTTGGAAACAATATGGGTGAAATTGATGAACTCTTATAAGTGGCCACTTGTTCATAAGGTGTGGATGAAACATCAATGACTGAGAATGTAGAACAGTCTAGTCCTTTACCTTCCGATACATCAACTATGAGCGCATATAGGTGGTCTTTAATGTTTTCATCATCACCTTTGACTGGAGGTTTATAAATCTTCACCTTGTCGTGTTCCGTGACTGGATTTTGATAAACCAACTGTTGAAGTTTGAGACCAGATATCAGAGTATTTGAACTGCCTAAAAACTGTGTGTTAAATTCTTGGTCAAACTGACGTTGACTGGTATTCTTAATGGTTTCTTCCATCCACGCCTCGTCACGACCAGGAACCTGTGACCAGTGAATTTCAAATGGAACATAATTATTTCTTTTGTTAACGGCATCATTCCATATTTTATAGAACAAATTCATTCCGTTTGGTGTAGAAACAATTAGAATTTTTGTTTTAGTACCAGCAGTAATCACAGGATAAACCGAAGTGATAAATTCGTAAGCAATATTAGATGGTACGAAAGCAAACTCGTCTAGAAATACAATGTTAAACGAACCAGAACGAGAAGCTGCTGAAGATGTTGAGTCAGCAATAATGATTGAACCATTTTCCAATTCAATACGACCTTTATTCCATTCTACAACTCCTTGTTGCATCCACATTGGTAGATTCTCATATGCTAATTGAAGTTTACCGAGAATGGAACGAGCAGTATTTCCTCGGTTAGCAAGAACGGCAATACTCTGAGAATCATGAAACAGAATTGTCCAGAGAAGATAAGCTACTGCTGTAGTTGTTTTACCAACCTGGCGAGGACATTTAGTAATAACAAAACGATTATCATGAAAGGTACGAATCATATCTTTTTGAAAATCATACATCTCAAAAGGAACTAAACCTTCATCTAAGGTAATAATTTTAATATATTTGGCAAAGTAAATAGGATCTTTAGCGCATTTAACATATTCATCAAATTGCTCTTGAGTATAATTTACTTTGACGCCTACCCGTTTGAGTAGAGGATTATCACGATACGATTGTTTATTTGTGGCCATTATCTTTTAATAATTTACCTAAATCAGCAGTAGAACCAACAAAGATTGCTTTGTCAATTGTGGTATTGTTTACTTCTTTCTTTTTATCCATCTCACGCATTTGTTTCTGAATGCCTAATAACTCTTTGTTTGCATCCACCATATTTTTAAGTAATGTTCCGTAAACTTCAAATGCTCGTGGGTGTTGTCCTGCTTTTGCAATATTAAGTATTTCTTCCATAGCTTCTTTGCCTTGGTCAATAATACCCTGAAGATTTTCTTTTGATTGCTGATAAGCATCAGTTAAATCTTCCTCTATGTCTGGAGTATTATATTTGGCAGAAACAGTTGGAAGTTTTTCTGTTTTAACTTCCTCTATTGGGGTCACATCAAATATTTCAGATAAATTTTTATTCAAATTGTTCATATTAAATATTATTAGTATTAGTTTGTTGTACCTTTAAGTACCATAAACTGTAACACAGGAGCTTCGGAAGGCGTTGTTGATGTTGCCAAAGTGCTTCTTACTGAAATTGTAACTTGACCAGCAGCAGGCGTTACACCAAAAGTATACAAACCTAAAGTGCCACCAGATTGGTGTTGAACATAAACCATATCAGTAGCAGCAATATAAGAATTAGTTACAACAAAAGCTTGTGTTGTTTGTGCAGCAAGTGTTGTTGTAAATAATGTAATTGTTCCTGATAAAGCGTTTAATGTTACACCGGTTGTTCTTGATGTACCTTGAGCAACTGTACCGCCAGCACCTGTGCCTGTTGGATAACCAATACCGTTAGATGAATAAACATAACCGCCGGCATATACGTTACCTTTAACTGCTGCACCACCAGAAACAACCAAAGCACCTACTGTATTTGATGTTGAAGTAACTGTATTTGAAACTAACAGGTATCCGTTTGAATTAACAGTAATTACAGGACCAAGGTTAGCTACTGCATTATTTGCTTTAGGTAATACATAAGCAATGTTTGCATTGGCTGTAGCTAAAGCACCAGATAGATATACTGTATTAGCATTGGCAGTATTAAGTCCGCCTTGCAAATATACTATATTACTATTATTGGTGTTTGCTTGGTTAAACGCAGCTTGAGTAAATGCTTGATTGGCAGAAATCCAGGTGTTTTGTGTAGCATTGACACCGGTCATATAAGAAGCATTAGCGTTCAACTGGTACTGAGTTGCCAAATACCAGCCGCCTGGAGTTGTTCCGTCACCTACAGTAATTGTGTTCTGTGTAGTATCAACAAAAAGTTCTCCTGGCGATGTAGTATTTGCTAATACATTTGCTGAAGGTGCACGTCTAAATTGTAGTGTTTTTGCCATTTTAAAACCTTAGTTATTAGTGATTAAGTCGTAACTTCCCGTTTCGGTTATTAAATCTTCAAATCCAAACTGTGTCACCAAGTCGCCTTCTAGTTTTGATGAGTCTGGAACAACCGTATTAATGTAAGGCGTTTCCGTTACTGTGGTAGTATAAGTGTATTTATCATTAGCGGAGGCTCCATCCGGATTAGGAGTAATAATAATTTGCGCATAATCTGATGGTTGTATTTGATATGAAGTAAACAAATAATTTGCACTAGTGTTAACACCGATAACCGGTTGTGACGAAACAAAATTACCTTCAATATTGGTAAGAGTTAACTGATTGTTTGTCCACAAAATAACTTTGCCGGTAGCTGTAGCTGAATTGAGTGAATATCCTTGATAAACAAGTTCACCAGTTTGATAATGGCCAACACCTGTATTAGCCATATTGAACACAACTGAATTGCTTGCTGTAATATCATTAAGAATATTGGTGATAGAAGTTTTGATTAAACCGGCAGAAGATATTTGACCAAACACATAGCCTTTAACAGTAAAGTTTAAAGTCCAAATAATTATTCTTGGATCCGTATCTCTTGGACCTTCATATGATGTTTCGTGTGTAGTAGAATTTAATACCACAGGTATTTCTTTAACCATTCCCATTTCAGGAACTAAATTTAATTTGATAGTATAATCTGGAGTAAAATAAGGAAGAATGTGTTCAATAATTTGTGTACCATCTTCAATGTTACGAACATAAAGGTAAAGATTAAAATCAAAATTGTATGGTACAGGATTGTATTGTGAAACAACTCCGTTACTTGTTTGTGCAAATGCTTTAAAATTTGTATTTTGTTTTCTTGTTGTGTCGTATGTAAGTCCGGACATTTCAAACGACATTCTTGGTAAAGTCATTTGAACTTTTTTATCTAAGTTTGCATCACCTTCTAACCGCTGGACATACAATTCTTTTGCTGCATAAGCAATAGGAACAATAAATCGTTCTGCTTCGGATTGGTCTGGATTATAACGAACTAAAGTAATGTCATTGAATAAATTTCCGAAACCAACAACAAGTTTACGAATGATTCGATTGTATGTGGTATTAGCCATTAAATAGTTCCAAACGGATTAATTTCTGAAAAGTCTGTAATTGTATAGGCAGAGTTTGCAATATATGCATTGTCGTAGTTTTCTTTGTTTGCTGGACTATTTAAAGGATCAAATGAAGCTAAGACGTGGCTTGCTGTGCTTGTTCTGCCAATAATTGATTGGCCATCAATAAACTCGCCGGCAATATTGGACACAGACAATGTGCTAGAAGAAGGAATCCAGGATTGAACAACAGCAACAGTAGCAGCATTCGCATATGTTCCGTCTGTTGATTGGTAAACAATTTCGTTGATTGCATATGTTCCTGTTCCTACACCAAGATTGAGGTGTAATGTGTAAGCTGAATCGGTAACCACAGAATCAATATCAGGAACACCAGTAGAAATAATTTCCTGAGAGTATTTGAATTTCTCCATTTCTAATTCATAGAAATAAGGAACTTTTCTACCTAACATGAAAAAGTCTTTTGTTTGATTCGTGAATTTGATTTCAAATAATTCACCTGTACCATTTAAAAATGGAATATAAACTAAATCACCTTCTCGTGGTCGTGTAAAAGTATTTTGTGGAATTCTTTCTGAAAAAGACCTTTTGGACAAAACAACCTGAACTGTGTTTTTAATTTCAAGTCCAAATTTGGAAAAGAACTCCTTTTCTCCGCCGTACTCAAGCGAATTGGAAAGATACATTTCAATCATAAAAGCAGATTGAAACTTTTTTACCGGATCTTCACCAAATAATAAATCACGAGCTTGATCGTTATCATTGGGTAAATAGTACGCTTCGAATCCTTGAACCTTAATAGATTCTACGATAAGATCCTCAATTACCCTTTGCTCAGGTAAAGATCCATAATTGTTAAAATAGTGCGAAACGGCCATATTAGTTCATGAAAAATTCTAGCGGAGCGCCAAAATTATTTTCCATTTCTTTCTCTAAGCGTTCAATTTCTGCTACTGCTTCTGCTTGAATTGTTTTTCCATCTAATGTAACTCCGCCAGGTAATTGTAAACCGGCAAACTTACTTAAATTATTACCCCAACTTCTCTTAATGAGTTGAGTGGCATATTCTTTGAGCCAGCGATCATTCCATACCAAATTATAAACATCAGGATTAATGGCAGCGTAACATTCGGCAATTACCACTTGGCCAATAGGTGCTTCTGAGTTACCCCAATTCCAGTCAATATACAATCTTTGCATATGTCTTTGGAATCGAATAGGAACTTCTCCAGTAAACATAATTTCTAGAGAGCGTAGATGCTGTTGTGTTAGAGTATAATTGATGTACGATGCGGAGGTGAAATCATATAACTCATTTAGACGGAGTTGATATCTAAGGTCAAACATATTGACGTTTGCCTGAGAGTCTGAGATAGGAAAGATACGGGAAATACCCACAATCTCCATTGGATTTCCCTGTGCATCCTGTGAACCACTTAAATCCAAATACCGTTTATCTATATCACCAAAAAGGAAGTTTGATACCGTCATTCCTGAAGTTTGTAGAGTACCATGAGTATCCACATATTGTAGAGGTTCACCTGTAGTAAAAGGTATTTGACCGCAATTAACATTAATTGTGGTATTATTTGAAACTCCTGCAATAGATGCTTGAGCGCCAGAAGTTCCGCCAACAAAGTATGCAACATTGGCAATAAAAGGTGCTGTGTTTCCGCTAGCGGTTATAGTGGATCCTGATAGACCTTTGATATAATAAACTTTTTGAAGTCCGTCAAAATGATAATCTTGCCAGTACTGGAGTGCGTCATCAATACGATCCTGAACTTGGTCATCATCTACGTTAATTTCGATGACAGGAAAGCCTAATCTGCGCAAGCAATAGGTCTTAAAATCTTGTCGGTTTGTGATTGTGGCCATCAATATCTCCTATGATGGAGTATTTATACCTGACTCCAATTCATTACCTCTATGATAACTTTTGCCGAATGCTCACAGTCTTTGCTCGTAATACGGAAATCACACTTATCCGGTGGCACAAAGACCCTATTGGTATCTTCAAAACGACCTTCTTTGATAGTATCCATCCAAATTACAACATCTGGATTAAGAATATCTCGCATTTCCACCAAAGGACAAACAAAATCACAGATGTTGAACTCGGTTTCAGAACCAGCACATAACATCTTCATTCTGGTGGCTTGTCTAATCCGACCTTCTTCCGAAAAGTCCCAATCACTAAACTGTTTTCGGACAGTATCGGCATTAAACCAAGCCACTTTTTTACCAGAATTTTGTAATTGTTTTTGTAATTCTTGAGCAAGAGTGGTCTTACCTGAACCAGGAAGACCCATAATCAAAATCTTTTTCATTATGCTGGTGGTGATTCTGCTGGTGGTAAATCAATAACGGTGTAAGTGGCGTACCATTTACCATCACCACCTAAAGTTGGTGCTGCATCAACCAATCCTTGAGTTTCTGTGTTGTATTCTGGTAATATATCAGGTGCATGCACTTGAACCACACCAAATGGTGCCAACTGTTCTGCTGTAGGTTCTTCTGTGAAAGTAACTCCAGTAACATGGTCAGACACATTAATATGAGTTGCAACAATTGCTCCATTTTCTACTTTTGCGTAATACATTTTATCTCCTTTTAAGGTCTTTTGAACGTACTTATATATTTTAAGAAAAAGTCTGTTTCTTCTTCTGGATTCAACACATAAAAATCAAGTGTTTCACCATTATCACCATTTTGGAAAGCAACCTTCTCAGGCAACTTACCTTTATAGGCAATTCCGTTAATTGCACAATAACTATAATAATGTTGTAGGACTCCTAATGACAAACGAATTGTCCAGTCATCACCACACTTCTTCAAATCATTATGCCAGATATCCATACCTTTTTGTAACCATTGCATATCAGGATTTGGATGTCCGGTAATGAACTGACTCCAGTAATCTACCATAATATAATGTCTGGCAAATACTCTCTTGGGGTAAGTTCTAACATTCTTATATATTAACTCTGCATTTCTACCCAAAGCTTTTCTTTTTAATGTTTCTTGGTTGGCCAATCCATAATGTAACACATATACGGCATCTTGCCAGAACATTTTATTACCTAAGAAATGTTCATCATCACGACTTGGATATTCATGAACAACACCAGTAAATTGAATACCAATATTATTTCTGAATAATCTATCGTGCATCACATCAACATTAATACCCATCTCATGTGATTTCTTGGACATACATTGTACTTGTCGTAACAAAATGCCGTCATAGTAATCACTTAAAGTATATTTGAATAATCGAATACCATTTTCAAGTTGTTCGTCAGCATCAATCCAGAAGATGTAATCTCCTGTTGCTTTTGATATAGAGAAGTTTCTTGCTGTTGAAAAGTTACCAAGGCCATCTTCTTCCAACCATTCGTGGTCATATACTTTATCTGTAAATTTATATGCAATACGTTTGGTATCATCGGTTGAACCTGTATCAGCAATAATAATCTCATCAGCAAAATCAGTTAATGTTTTAAGGCAACGGGAAAGATTATCTTCTTCGTTTTTAACAATCATACAGGCTGAATACTTTTTGTATGGTCTTGTTTTTAACCATTTGTCTTGGTAGTCTACTTCATTAAATTTGATATTATCTCCTTTAGAAGCAGTGAACCAAAACATCCAGTTGCTACACATCTCACCACGCCGGCCCGAATGATTATCAACACTCTTGGCAATATTTAAATCAACATTGTCAAAAATAGTTTTAAGGTCATTTAATTCAAAGTGGTGAACATGGTGAATCTCTAACTTATCTCTTTTAACCATATTCTCCCATGGACCATGAGGAACAGTAAAATAGAACAAAGTATTTTCATTGGCCAACTTCATTAAGAAGTCCAAAAACTCTGTAGTATTTTCAATGTGTTCTAATAACTCTCCAACCAAAACAACGTCAGGTTTAAAATCATAGTTTAATATATTACGCACACCATCAACCACATAATTTAATTGTGGATAATCATATGTTTCTTTAACAAAATCCAAAACTGCTTTGGATGAATCATACATTGTAACCGATTCAATATTATCAGAGAAATGTTTTAATAATGGTAATGAAAGAATACCATCATTACTTCCTAAATCCAAAATTTTTAATTTTTTGGATGGAAACATTTCAACTTCATTTTTTATTAAATCTAATAATTTAACTGCACGATCAGGAAAAACCTCATCTCTATCTTTGACGCTTGGCACAAAATCTGAAATTGTAAGATTATCTTTTTCGCCTTGGTCTAACAAGTCACGATATTTTTGGTCGCCTGTTAATTTCCAAGCGGCAACAATATCTGAGTTGTAAACTAATTGGTCAATAATCTTATCTTTATATTTTTCATGACGCTTTTGGAACATAAAATCAATTTCATTGTTCCAAGATTTAGCAACATTTTCCCAAGCATAATGTTTGATTTCTTTTTTGGCTTTGGCAACTTCTTCTTCGTAAACATCACCTTGGTATTTGTCGAGATAAGACATAAACTCACGAACATAATCATTGGTGCCATATTCTGCTTTTACTTTGGTGTCTGTTTTAACTGTTTCAGACATAGCATATTTGTCTGATGTGATTACCAAACAACCATTGTATTGTGCTTCTATGGCATTGATACAGGAGATTTCAGGAAAGTCGGTTGGATAAACCATGTAAGCACACTTAGAAAGAAGTTCATAGTATTCTTTCTTTGGTAAATGACCAATCTTTTTAACATTACGAGAATATTCTAAAAGGTCTTCCACTTCTTGATGAATCTTTTTAACCTCATCTGGTGCACCAAGTGTATGTTCATAACTACAAATATGCAGAACGGCATCAGGATTTCTTTCAATGATTTCTGGCCAAATCTTTTCTAGTAGAACTTTGAGTCCTCTTTCTGGTCGAGAACCATAGATGTAATTGTTTTTCTTTTGCTCGAATGGAACATATTCAGTAACAATTTCTTGGTCATATCCGTTGGAAGTTTTCCACACATAATTGGTAGGTTCAATATCATAATTCTTAACATATAAACCTTTGTGGTATTCACTCAGGCAAAATACTCTATCGGTACATCCAATGGCATCTCTGAAATTACCAACATCAATATCATGGCACCAGAGAATGTTCATTTTACTATCTACAGGAAGTGCCAGGAAGTCTGTGAAACGAGATACGATTAAAGTATCAAACTGTGCCTTCTCATCTGAAATAAATTGCTCCTGTACACGATAATCAACTCCATCATACATACCAGGTTTATCACAATCACAATATACCGTAACATCATTACCTAATTTGGCCATTTCTCTTGCCATATAGATTAATGCCGATTCAGAACCACCTAATGCCGTTTCATTGATGGTATTGCCATTAAACTTTAATCCGGCAGTCACAAATCCTATAGTTTTTTTCATTTAATATCCTCAAGTACCACTTTCAATTCATCGTATGCTTCTTGCCATGTTTCTGGTGTAACTTGACGAATCAATCTCAAATTCTCACCATACCAAGCTGATGTTGGTTTACCTTCTGCCCAAGTATGATATTCCATAATTGGTATCATGATAATTGTTTTCTTACCCATTGCACAAGCAGCGTGTGCTACCGATGTACATGATGTTATCACTAGGTCTAAATTATATATAACGCCTAGGAGGTCATCAAAAGTAGTTAGATGTGAACTTAAATCAACAACATTTTTGTTCTGTTCTAACTGTTGCATACCTACATCACGTTGAATAGAATACAAAGACCAATCTTTATTCGGTAAAGATTTAATTACATTAGATAGATTAACACTTCTATGCAACTCATGGTCATATCTTGGATTACCTGCCCATCTTAAACCAACTTTAAAATCACCGGTAATAATATCTTTATATTTCTCAATGTATTCTGGTTTGGCTTGTAAGTAAGGACCAGTCCACAATTCTTCTTGTTCTAAATCTAATGTGTATGCCAAACTCATCATTGGAGTCCAGAAATCATAATCAGATTTTTTATATGTTTTTAAATTGACGTGTTTGACAAATGGTAAATGGTCATATATTGCATCAACACCATGAGTAGATAATATGGAACAGGTCATACCCATCTTTTCAATGTTCTTAACAAATCTTACATTGATAATCTCGTCACCAATTCCCCCTTCACTTAAAAACAATAGATGTTTTCCTGGATGAGGTTTTCCGTCCCACATTGGTAGACCATCTTCAATTTTAGAATAAGAACCAAAAACATTTAATCTACGACCTATTGCCAAATGCTCCATTCCTGCTTTAAAATCGCCTTGCTGAATATAATGAACACCTAGATTAAACAAAATAGAATCTGCCATCCGTGAATCATACTTCCATAAATTATCTTCCATACTTTTGATAATTTTATATGATTCATCTTTTCGATTACTAGCAAATAAAGCGGCAGAATAATCTAACATAAATTCATCATCTGTGCCAGAATGATCCATTACAAACTTAAAACAATCTACTGCCTTGGTGGGTTTGTTGACACTCAGATATACTTTACCTAAGTTCATTGATACTGCAATCTGTTCGTCAACTGACTTGGATTGTTTTAATGCTTTTTCACCATACTCAATTGACTTAACAAACTTCTTGGCTTTACTATAACCATAGAAATATAAATCATTACCTAATAAATCATCAGGAACAATTTTGTTTTTTTGAAATAGTTCCAATAAGTACACTAACTCATCTAACAAATCTGCTCGTGATAATATATCAATAGTTCTTTTTACTGCATCATAATCGGTCATCATATTATTTTATGTGCTTCCAAAAATCCATTTGTTCTAAGTGATTAAATAAATCTAATGGTAGAATTGTTTGGCGTTGTTTAAATTCCACTTTTCTACGAACATGGTGTAGACCTTTGATATTCATATCAGTATCAAACTCATCATAACTGGCTTCTACATTTTCAAAATCATGTTCAAACCATGGTTCACCAATAAATTCATAAACTTTTTTCAATACTAATTTTGGATTTTTTGCCAATTGGTCATACTGAACAATCATAATGTTCTCTTTGTTAGGACCAAACATGGCTTGTTTAACACCATCGTAAGCAAAACCAATAAATGCCGATGGGTCTGTTAAATATTTTGCTCTTGAATATACAGATACTTCTGCGCCTTGTGGAAACATTTGTGGAACATCGTATGGGTTTTTGGCAAAAAGAGTTTCAAACGAATCAATGATCCATGGAATAGAACGGATGCAAACGATTGTTTTACCTTTTGGATACAAGTCAGCAAGCAAAGGTGTGAGATATGTCCAACCACGATTGGTGTCGAATACAATTGGCTTGGAGTCTTTATAATAGGTATTAGCACAAGATAACATCAAGTCTTTACGCATGTCTGTATTACATTGAAAACGATATCCACCTTGCGATTGTGATTCGTCCCGAATGGCTCGAAAGAATCGTGCTAAGGGACCGGATACAGAAGCCTGAAATTTAGGATTCTGATTTAGAATTGAGGACAACAAGGTAGTGCCTGAGCGTGGTAAACCAGAAATAAAGTGGATTTTTTCCATGATAACTTTCCATTCAAGATGATATAAAATACTACAAAATTACATTATAACTTATTCAGTTTCGGTTGGCAACTCTTGTTTAGGTTTTAAAAAGAAGAATTGTAAAAGTCTACCACTTTCTTTTGTATCACCAAACACATCACTATAAGAAT